GTGTCCAAAAAGGCGACAACCGCAGTTTCCAGTTCAAGAATACGCGCTGGATCGCGCTTAAATCGTACAACGAACAATTGTAAATGTTCCGGCAAGTCAGGTCTAAAGCTAACGAAATCGCACCAATCCCTACCTGTGCAAGCCATCTGCCACATCATCTGATTTTTGTATCCTGACGGTACAACACCGGCCAGCAGGTAAGCCAAATGGGTGCTGACCTTTGGACATTTGATTTCCACTTCTCCTGAATTGCCTACCAAACCGTCAGGCGAGGCACCAGCGCGCTCGATGGTCGGATGGATACATAACCCCACCTCGTCAACACTAAACCCCGTCTCGGCCTCATACGCTGATCTGGCGAGCGGTTCTGTCTCGGTGCCAAACTGCATTGCCGCGTTTGTATAGTCCGAACCCTGCGGCTTGCCGGTCAGAATCTCCGCAACGAGCTGTGCCTGGTAGTCCCGAAATCCAGCCGTTTCCGGCTTCATCAGCACAGCAGAAATCATGCTTGCCGTAACCTTACCGGCGCGGGCAGACAGCCATTCGGGAGTCCCTTGAATTGCATCAATGATTTTCATACACTCAACTCAGTTTTGCGCTTGTTTTTAGCGTTGGTGAGTGTTGCCATTGCCATCGAATCCTGCGCGACCTGCGCCGTTTTGTAGGCCGTTTTAAAGGCTGTTTGAAGGTCATCAAGCGTAGCGGCAGCGTGGAATGCGCTGATGTGGTCTGTGCAATCCATCGTCGGCTTCGGCTTTGCAAGGCTGGCTGCGTTACCGTCATCATCCTCCGGTGCCACTCCAACGGCGGCAGACAAACTGTAGCGGCGAGCATAGGTCAATGCCGAGCCGTAGCCCTGCGCGTCAATCTTGCTTACCGGCAGAGACAGGATACCGCAAGAAATCCACTCGCCGGATGAGTGAAGCAACGTAGTCTCAACGCGCACCTCGTCTTTGTCTGACGGTTCGACGGTCTGGATGTAAGACAAGCCGTTGGCGCTAAACGCGGCACGTATGGCTTCAACCACGCTTGCAAGATCAGCATACCGACTCTTGAAAAACGGGTTAGCAGAGTCTTTAAGTGCGCCTTTCATCACGCCTTGCGCCGCCGCCAGTGCCGCTGCCAGTCCTGCAATGCTTTCGCTTTTGTTCATTTGTTACCCCATATTAGAATTGAAAAACATATCACTGCGCCGACGACGCAAGCGTAAAAACAAACCTCGGAAATGCTCATTCTTCCTCCGCGTATTCAGCGGCAAGTTCTGCCACAAAATCAGAGTTTTTCAGGTGCTTTTCCAGCATTGATTCGACAGTCTTTCGCTCGCGCTCGATGCGATCTTCAAATGCGCGGGTGTTGGATGACATGGACGCGACATACATTTCGTGGGCGTAGGACGGATCGCGTTCTTCCAGCAGGTAATCGTATAAATCGAATTCTGCTCTGCCTTTGTGCGGCCATTGGCCGTAGTCCATCACGGTTTCAACTACTGACTCTAAAGCGAGTTCGTAGTGTCGAGCCGTGGGCTTAGAAGGTTGACCAGGATAGCAACGCGGGCAATCCGTCGCTCCGCACATGCAGCGTTCGACGTTCATGCTTTCTCCCATTCGATTCGACCTTCAATTAACTCCACGGCTTCGGGATCGACCCAAGCGCACACCGCGCCGTAATCGCACCATTGCCAACCATCTGGTTGTGCGTTCCAACCAAGGGTTGCTAGGCCATGCTCAATTGCATCTGATAATTGCATTTTCGTTCTCCTTTTTTTATAAGTCGGGTGCAAGTCTTACGCCGCTACAGCAAGTTCAACAGCAGGTTGCACCGAAAACTGCTTCGTGAATTTACTGACCGCAATATCCCGCTGAGAAGGTGTCAAACTGAGCCGATCTTTGTCTGCATTGCCCCAAACTTCAGTGCGTTGCGCGTCAATCAAAAACCAGTCTGACGATCCGCGCTCGATTGTGTAAGTGTTGACGATGCGCGAATATTTGTAAGCGTTTGGGACATCACCACCGGACATGCCGGAAGCCCGCGCACCGCTACGATCTTTTTTTGCAATGCTGAATTTTTCGAGACGCATTTCCATCAGTTCTGCAAGCTCAAAAATATGCTTGTCGTGGGCTGTATGCGACATTGACTTTCCGTTGATTTCGCCCAAAAGGATGTTGATGGCGCGGCGGTTTGCTTCGACGATTTTGATTTTCATTTCTATCTCCAAGTATTTGCCAGACGCGCTCTGGCGGCGTATTCCGAAGCCCCCGCGTGGGCAGGGGCAGGGGAATCAGGCATTAAGATTTTTTAAGGCTTCTTCTTTCGTATGCCCAAACGCTACTTTTTCTCCAATCTGCGCTTGCCAGTCACAAATCCCTAATGCGATTTGTTTATCAAGAGAAAAGTCCCGTGTAAAAGTATTAGGAATTTCAAAGCATTCGATTTTGTTCATTTTGTTTTTCCTTTAATGGGGGCCGAAGCCCCCGTTAATTTTTAGTAAAATTTTACGATGTTGCCGCAATGGTCTTTTTCAACATTCCACTCAATATTTAGTTTTTTAATTGCGCTAATTGGATCAGCATATTTTGTTACATCACTCAAAAAACAAAGGTTATGAAATGATTCTTGATAAATGTTTTGTGCGGTAATTGTGTGGTTCATTTTGGTTCTCCTTTGGTAAACACGTTTGCAAGCGGGTATGTAAAGAATTATAATTAGTTCTGTTTTGGTTGTAAACATATATTTGCAATTAATTAAGATATATTTATTTCTCAATGAAATCAAAGGGTTACGTATGAAAACTAACGACGTTCTGACGCATTTTGGCGGGAAACGAGCGACAGCGGAGGCGCTTGGGCTATCAACGCAGGCTGTTCAGGCGTGGAAAACTGTGATCCCGCAAAAACAAGCGTGGCGCATAGACAGATTGACAAACGGGGTGCTGAAAATCGACGAGTCGCTTTATGCAACAGGCCGTGACAAACCAGTTGTCACGTGACTTGTCATGCAGAAAAACATAATGCATCACAAGGCAAAAATACCATTCAATATCGTGCAGGCAGCTCGGCACCAGCGGCAGCGGTTCGGCAAGCCCTACAGCGTGATCGCGCGAATGTTTGGCGTATCGAAATGGACAATTCGAGATTGGGTTGATTACCGGACTAGGGTGATTCAATAATGGACTGCCTTGGCTGCAATTTAATTGAAACCTCGCCGGTCACGCTGCGCGATGGTCGCGTTGTCTGCTCAAGCTGCGAATGCTGGCGGTTTGAGTGTGAAGCTCGGCATGTGCTGACAAAACCGGACGTTGAAAAACGAGTTTATCTGGAGGAAATCGGGAAGAAACGTGGTGAGGCTGCAAGGCAGGAGCTGCGGCAGGAAATGATCGCTTTACAAAGACAAAAAAACAATTTATGATTTATCTGCGTTGTGAGAGGCGCATAGAATCGCTGGATAAAACAGTCTCTTTTGGGCTGGTCTATCCAGACCGTTAAAACCAGAAATGGTGCCAGCGAATCCGGAACATCTCACCGGGTAGACCAGCACCAAAGGAGATTGTTTGTGTTTTATTTTCAGCATCACGTAGGCGATTACCGCCGCGACACAGGGCATCTAACCCTGCTGGAACACGGAATCTACCGACAACTGATCGACCTTTATTACATCACTGAAAAGCCGCTAGATGCGTCTGCGATGCGATTGGTATGCGTTCGCAGTGCGGAAGAGGAGCAAGCATACAAACGTGTTCTTGCTGACTTTTTCCATGAACGCAAGGGCAAGTATTTTCACAAACGGTGCGACTTTGAAATTTCTAGGTACAAAGACAAGTCTAGCAAGGCAACTGATAGCGCAAAAACAAGATGGAATAAAATCAAAGACTTACCAGATGCGAACGCATTGCCACCGCATTGCGATGATGATGCGGACGGTATGCTAACCAAAGAACCTATTAACCTAATAACCAAAGAACCAAATAACCTACAAACCAAAGAACCTAAAAACTTAACAAAGGCAACGTCAACTACAAGGCGGCAAGCCGCCCTGTGTATTCCAGAAAGCGTTTCTGAGATTGTTTGGCAAGACTT